CCTGCGTAGCGAATGCTGTGGCCGTGCGTCGTGCGAACCAAGAACCCGTCAAGGTCCACGTAACCCAGGTGCCCCTCGGCGATCTGCCACCACACGTTGGCGTTCTTCTCCTCGCGGGCGAGCGTGAAATACATCATCTGCTCCCAGCTGTGGTCCAACTCCGTGGCTATGCGGTTTTTCTCGGTTGACCGGCCGTGGTTGCCGGCGTTGGTGCAGACGATCACGGTGCCGACGTTCTCGGCGATGCGGTCGATCATTCCCCGCAGCCGCTCGGCGATCCAGCGGGTGGCGTTCATCGGCGAGAGCTGGGCCACCTCGACGCAGTCCGGGTGAATATGGCCAGTGATGAAGTCGCCGCCCAACCAGATCAGCACCCGGTCCACGTCGGCCTGGTGCCGCTCGTGCTCGAGGCAGTCCAGAAACCGCTCCTCTAGCTCGGCCATCCGCAGTTGACATACGTCAAGCGAATAGTCGTTCTCGCCGTTGACGGTCTCTGGCAGGACCCGCTCTTCGCAGTGAATGTCGCTGAGCATCAGCACAGCCGTGGCCTGGTGCTTGGCGCGTTTCCGGCCTTTGACAGATTTGGTCAAGGGCACGGGCTTCACGCCTTGCAGCGTGGTCAAGGCGTCGGCCCGATCCCGCTCGCGGTCCATGGCGGCGAGGGCGGCATTGTACTTCGTCCGCAGCCCGGCCACCTCTGCCCGCAGTCGGGCCAGCTCGGCGTCAGACTGCAGCTGGTCGGCCACGTGCAACTCAGCGGCGACCTCGTCCGCTAGCGTTGGTTTGCGAGCCATAGCGTCACCTGTTTTTCGCCGGCGATTGTCCAGCCACGCCGCTCGGCAGCCGCCTTGAGTGCCTTGTAAAACGCACGTTTCTGATGTCGGGCCGGGTTGAATCCAGCCCGGACCCGCAGCAGTTCTTGCTGGGCCTCGGCGGGCAGCCGCTCAAACCACGTGAGCTGGCGGCTGCCAGAGTTGGCGACAGCCTCCAGTACCTCGTTGACCAAGCCAACGTCAGCCATCACTCCAACTCCCTGTACCCCAGTGCCGTCAGCACCCGCCTCTGTACCCGGGCCAGCTCAGTGATCGACTCCTCGCTGATAGTCGGCCCAAGGACCGCGTGGGCCAGCTCGTGCAGGATCGTCTCGAGCCGCTGGCCACCACGGAGCCGCTCGTCAATCAGGATTCTGGGACGCTTGGCGTTGTCGAAGTATGTCCACCCGGCGGCGTCGCCGTTCAACTTCGTGAACCGCAGCAGCCACCGCTTGCCGTCGATCTTGACCTGGTGGTCCTCGGCCATGGGCGTCGTCCTTTCGCCCTTCAGGCTTGCAGATGCGTCAACCGATACCGAACTTGCGGCCGAGTTCGTTGAGGGTCTGCTTTCGTTTGCCGCAGCCGCAGTCCTTGACGCCGAGAACCTTGCTCACCCGCTCGGGCGTGATGCCGACAGCAGCTAGGCCGGCGGCCACCATGTCGCCAAGGCCGGGCCCGGCCGGCGGCGCGTCGGCGTATCGCTCGCGGAGCAGTGCTAGCAGCGCGTTCTTCTCCGCCGCCTCGGGCACACCCTTGCGGTACATCTTGTCAAGATGCAGGAAGTGTTGCCCGAGTACCTTCGCGTTGGCCCGCAGGGCCGGCTCGCACAGATCCGCCGGAAGCCAATCGGGACACCCGCCGTCTCGCACGAACCTCTGCGGCACGATGCTTGTGGCCGGCTCGCCGTGGTCACGCTTGATCGTCAGTGCCGGCCACGGCTGCCCGTGGACGTTGCCCTGTGCGGCGACCAGCCGACCCGGGTAGTCGTCCACGCTCCACGGCCGCACCGGGATCATGTCCTCCTCGAGGAACATGCGAACTGGCCCGGCGGCGTAGCGGTCGACAGCAAACAACGCCACCGTCGGCCCCGCGTGCGGGATCTGTTTTGTCTGGCAAGAGCACTTCGGCTCGACGCTGCGCCACAGACACGCCGCATGGTGCGGCGTCGTGAGCGTGGCACGGACAGCGGCGCACCACACCTCGGCCACCTCTGGCCGCCAATCGGTAGCGGTTAGGATCATCATGCGATTGTCGCCGTGGTCACCGTGACGCAGGGAATGCCGAACTGGTCCCCAAAGCACTCAAGTACAACCTCGCCATCCCCCGGGCAGTGACCGTTACCGAATACCTCCTCGTTTTCGGCAAATGGAATCAACGCAGTGAATCCCTCGCTCACTAACAGGTCGGTCTCTTCGCAGTACCCGCAGATAGTGATCGTGAGATACCAGCCGCACGGGCCGCACGTGATGTCGGCTCCGACAAGCAGGTAACTATCTTCGCCCGGCAGCGGATCTTCAAAGTTGCCGATGCCAGGAATTGGCACCGTAAACGTCAAGGTGACACCGCAGAACGTGACGCTGATCGTGACCTCTCCCTCGCACTCAACAGCGCAGCACTTGCACCCTCTAGTGTCGCCGCGTTCGAGCAGCAGCACTAGGCCGCCGTGCATGACGATACGGTCGATTCCGCCGAGGTTTCGCAGCGTTGCGACTGGGTCAATCATGACGCTGCCGTGGCGCAGGTAAACACGTCGTACCACATAACACACCCGACACCGTCATGGCCGAGCAGCTGCACCGCAGTGCTTTCGTACCCCGGTAGCACTCTGAAATCGAGGCCGCCCAGCTCTTTGAAGCACTGCCCGCAGTCGCTCCGTGAGTCAACCGGATGCCACGCGAATCCGTTGTGGCCAAGCGCGACCCACCGCTCCTGGCAGTCTGTGTCTGTGCTATTGAAATGGATGTAGTGGTTGTAGGCCACCATCGTCATGGCCGACGCAACGCCGTCGGGCACCTCGCCGTTGTACAGCGTGACGACGGCCGTGCTGCCCGTGGGCCAACTAGAGCCTTCATGCTTGGCGATCAGCAGCCGCACGCCTGGGGCCGCCCCGTCAGCGTTTGGGCCGCCAAGCTCAATCCGTTGGGCACCACGCTCGACGTGGCGGACGGCTCGCCCGATACGCTTGGCGTCGTTTTCGTTGAAACCGTAAGTGGCCACGGCTCACCTAGAAAAGACGATGTATCGCAGCGGCAAGTCAGTCCCGTAGGACTTGGCCCCGAGCGTGATGCTGCCACGCAGCGGCACTACCGCCGGCTGGCCTCGCCGCAGGTGGGCAAACTCGTGCAGGTTGGTGCCGTCGTAGTGGCCAAGGGCGACGTACGCGGTGCCGGCCGTGGCCGTTGAAAGGTTGCGAAAAGCGGCATACCCGGCAGTTGTCACCTCGCCAAGCGTGATCGTCTCGACAACCGTGCCAATGGACACGATGCCGCCGACCGAGCCCTGCGTAGCTTGGTCGGATTGCACGCCACTCACCGAGAAGGACTCGTCTGCGTTCCCATTCTTGACCCGCAGCGACATTGCGACGTTGACTTCGTTGGCCATGCTTGCTCCTTAGATTCCACAGTTTGCGAACAATGCGCTCATGTCGGCGATCTCGTACGGGTACAGCTCGAGCGTCACCGGCTCAGTCGGCTTGTCGTCACCCGATGGCGACGGGTTGATCGTCTGGGCCTGGCCGCTGCCATTGAGTGGCACGGGCTTGCTCACCGGGTTGCCGGCCTTGTCGAGGATGGCCCGCCGGTCGCTGCCAATGATCTCGTTGTAGCCGGCGTCAAAGTACTGAATCTGCCAGCCGTCCGGTTTGTAGAGAAACTCCACCGACACTGACCACACGTTGTTTTTCTGGTCGTACTCGGCGTTGTATCCGACCATCCGCACCGTGTAGTCGCCGCCGCCGAGAAACGCACCGTCGTTGCACCGGTTGGTGTACCGTTGCAGTTCTGAGAAAACCGGGCTGAGTACCTGCGTGTTGGTGTATGTCAACTTTAACATGCCGCAGTCTTCTTCGAGACCGTCGACAGGATCGCCCGCAGAGTTTTGTGCGCCGTGCCCCTCGTCATCAGCTCCCTCTGCCGGCATTGCGCCACGAGACGGCCACCCAATGGCCGGCTTGGTCATCTGCTGCGACGTGACCGTGATCTTTTGCCACGTCGCAGCATCTGTCCCCTGCGGCTCTTCTCCACCTTCATCATCGGGGGCCTTGGCGTCGTACCGAATGGTCATGACGACGGCACGCTCATTGTCCTTGTAGTAGGACAGTTCGCGGCTCGTGACGTACAGCGTTACGCCCTTGACGACAGTTTCGTCGTCTAGCTGCGGCACCTTGGCATTGCCGAGGTTTGGCCAAGTGTTGGCGTCTTCGAGGATCTCGTTAAACGCAGGGTCTTTGGAGTCTGCGATAAACAGCAGATCCTGTGTGGCAGATAGCTGAATGGTCTGCTTGTCCGACTTGCTTTCGGACAACTTGAGCGACCGCAGAATGCGTACGTCTGTGATGGCCATGGTTACGCTGCGATTGTGGCTAGGCCGAGGCCGCCGGAACTGGCCAGCGTGCCGTTGAGCTCGTCGAGCTGGTCAACCATCTCGGCCGTGTTGTCTGCCGTCTCTTTCGCAGCATCGCCCTCATTGCGAGGATCGGCCCCACGGAGGATGCTGTTGCGGAACGCCTCGCCTTCACTGGTCCCGACCACAATGGCCTTTAGGGCCTGCGTGCTGGCTGCAATGGCTGGGGCGATAGCGTCTGCCGCCGTCTGTCCGGCCGCCGCACCTGCTTGCTGCATCTGAGACTGAACGCTGGCAAACTCGGCGTCGAACGCGGCAAACGGGTCGGACATGTTGCGAATGCCGTTGCCAAAGTTCTCGGCGGCTGCGGTTCCCCAAACCGCTGCCTCATCGCCAGCGGCAGTAGAGAGTGCGTTGACAGAATCAGATGCAGCGCGCAGCCCGCTGGCAATGCCCATGTCAAAGCCAGGCAGTGCCTCAGCGGCATCGGCCATGGCTGAGAGCATGTTGCCCAGTGCCCATGTCACGGCTTCAAAAGCCTTTAGGGCACCAGTGATGAACACGCCAACAAACGAAGAGAGCACCTGGAACGCGCCATACAGAAAGGTCACTGCACCGGCAACGCCCCTAATGGCTTGGCCGAGAGCACTGGCCAGCGTTGTCGCTATGTTAAACCCGCTGGCATTCTCGGCGAAGAACCTGACGAACAGGTTGGCGACAGTCGTGATGGCAGGAGCTAAGCCAGCAACAAACTGGTTGATAAACCCTTGAAACACGAGCGACATGCGGCCCACTGCATCGTTCATCATTTCGATGCCCTTGACCTGGGCGTCGGTCAAGTTAAGCCCCAGCTGCTCACGGAGCTTTGCAACCTCAGACACCGCGCCGGTCGAGGCCTTGGCGATCAGCCCCATGGCCATGGCACCCTGCCCGCCAAAGATTGCAATGGCCGCAGCCGTTCGCTCTGCAGCAGTCGGTAGAGCCATAATCCGCTGCGAGATCAACTCAAACTGCCGCTCGGGCGACAGGCTGGCCAGATCGCCCATCGTCAGCCCGAGACGGCCAAACGCTTGCTGAGCGGACGTAGACCCGTTGGCAAGGTTGCCGAGGTTGCGAGTCATGGACGTCAGCAGTGTGCCCATCTGCCCCATGGACACTCCAGCCTCTTCGGCGACCTGGCCAAGGTTTTGAAAAGATGTCATGGACATGCCGAGCCGGCGGGCCGTCTTTCCGGCCTCGTCAAGCTCACGTGCCGAACGGCCAAAGGCCGCAAAGATGCTGACCAGGCTTGTGACGATCAGCAGCGGCCCGAGCAGCGACTTGATTGCCACGCTTAAGGCTTTGACACCAATTGCAGCCAAACTTGCTGCACGCCCCGCACCGACAAAGCCGGCCGCCATTGCCGTCAGCCGGCCGCCTATACCTTGGGCCTGACCGGCGAATCCGCCGAGCTGCTTACTGGCTCGGCTTAGCCCAGCTGTCAGGCCGCCGGTACTTGCCGTGATCGAGACGTTGACGCGACCGAAGTTTTTTGCGGCCATGGCTCACCCTTTGGCTCGCTGAAGAAGCTGCCACATCTCCTGCTGCGTCTGCTCACGCTTTGGCACGGGCATGAAATCCCACGGCTGCATGGCCGGCTTGCCCTTTGGTCGGTTGGCGTTGTATTGCTGAGCCATGAGCACTGCATCCCGTAACCACTCGTCGCCCCACGGCATCAACCGGAAGGCCGCCATCCACCGCTCGAGCTGCCACCATGGGATCTGGTCGGCCAATCCTCCAGGGCCTTCGACGTTCCACTCGCCAAGTTGCAACGCCAGCCGGTAAAGGAACAGCATCACCGGCCGGCTCTCTAGTTTTTTACGGCGTCCTCCAGGGCGTCCGTGTTGAGGCCGTTGAGCTTGAAGCCGGCGTCGATGATCGCCTGCACGGCGTCGCTGTCGAGTTCGCCGATGGCGTCGGCGTCGCCATCTTGGAACAGCCGAGTGCCGTCCTCGTTGACGGCCAGCAACGTCACGACCTGAGCCCGTACGTTGCGGAGGTTCACCTTGCCCGGGAT